GGCAACAGAGTACGCGGTTGTTGGTTCTTGGACGACGTTTTCAACAACCACACGCACGTCGTTTGTGAGCGTAGGTTGAGACAGCGTAAATGCAGTGGTCGAACCGTTACCAGAAAACGTGTCCTTCACCGTGGTGATGTAGGACTCCGCTGGGACATTACCAATAAAAGCCATTAGGTGATCTCCAGAATCGACATGACCGCATCAACCGATGACGCCGTGTCAGACTTAACCTTAATACTGTCGTTTGTTTCGAGCACCACTTTCTGATCGCCACCGATAATCACCAGTGAACCACCCGCCGGAACCGGTGCGCTCTTTACAATGTATGTATCGTTCGATCCATCATTGACCGTTGCGTCAACCAGCACTTGCGATGCCGTCGTGTTCGCAACCGTCAGTCCGATTACAGTGGTTTGCGTAGATGCGCCTACTGTGTAAGACCCCACGGCTGTCAGCGATGTGCCAACACTGCGAGAAAGTTTGCGTTTAAAATCGTTTGCCATAGTCCTATCCTAACGCGATTGCTAAAGCCACAGCCGTACCGGCAGGGTCTACTTGTAAGTTCGTTTGTGCGCCTGCAACGGTGCTTGCGCCCGTTCCGCCATCTGCGACAGCCAAGTCTGTAATTCCTGAAATCGCTCCGCCAGTAATGCTGACAGAAGACATGGCAAGGTTTGCAGTAAAGTCTGAAACCTGTGCGCCTGCACCTGCACCGTCACAATAAATAAACTTAGTGTCGCCATTTGCGATTGTAATATCGCCGCCCGTGCCCTGCGTAAATGTGCAGGTAAAGCCCGAGTTGTTATAAACGAAGTAAATTTTCTGGGCATCGTTTGGCGCAATTGTAATCGTGCAAGCTTCGGTAGCACTGTCAAGAACCAACAGCTTATACATGCCATCAGTCAGGGTACCGTCAGTTGTTGTCAGGGTATGCGCTGCACCGGAGCCAGACAGGTCAATCGTACCAACGCCACTCAGGGCGCGGTCTACAATTTGAAAGTTTGTGTTGGTAGTTTCACCCCAGGTTCCGGACTGTTCGCCTGTTCCGATCAGCTCTATACCGTTTCTGGTGGTATATGTACTAGCCATCTATATCTCCTAAGCCGCAATATCTTCCCAGCCCGGAGACTGAGAAGGCGTAATTTCGGACCAACCTGGCGACTGAGACGGTGTTGCTGCAGTCCAACTTGGTGACTGATTCGGGTCGATCTCTCCCCAAACAAATACGTTTCCAAGCCGTCCGGTAGCAACCAGATTTGTACTTGTTAAGGATACAACAGCATCGCCAGTAATGGAAACAGTGCCGACACTGCCTGTAACTTCAATACCGGTTGTTGGTACGTCAATTTCGATCCGAATATCAACATCACCAACCTGCCCTGTACCTTCGGCACCTGTTGGAACAACATTGGCTTCAGCGTCAATGGAAACAGTGCCTACAGCTCCAGTCGCGTCGATACCGGTTGTTGGAGCAGTCGCTTTTGCTTCAACAGTGACAGTACCAACCGCACCCGTTGCTTCAAGCCCTGCCGCTGGAACAACGGCTTTCGCTTCAACTGCTACGGTGCCTACAGCTCCAGTCGCTTCAGCTCCAGATGGGAATACATTCGCTTCGGCATCAACAGTGACAGTACCAACCGCACCAGTCGCTTCAATGCCAGAAGCTGGTACGTTGGCATCGCCAGAAATTGACGCAGTGCCTACAGCTCCAGTCGCTGCGACACCTGTTGGAGAGACAACCGCTTCAGCTACAACAGAAACGGTGCCTACAGCTCCAGTCGCTTCAATGCCAGTGACCGCAGTATTTGCTGCTGCGGAGACTGCGACAGTGCCTACAGCAGCACTGGCCTGAAGTCCCGTTGTTGGTACGTTGGCTTCACCTGTCGCGGTGACACTACCAACCGCACCAGTGGCAGACTCACCAGTGAGTACGACGGGGATGGGTTCGCCCCATGTCCCCTGGGACCACGTCCCTCGGCCCCAACCGGTGATGATTGCCATTTAGGCGTCCTTACGCAATACGGATGATTGCGTTAGAAGCGTCAGCAGTTGGGAACTGAATAGTGAAATCACCAGCAGTAGAGGTCTTATCTCCACCAAACGCCAATACAACAACTGCATCTGTTGTACCCGATCCACCACCTGTTTCAGTGTTATAGATCAATGCACCGTTCGCAGTGATTGTTGCTGTCGAGAACGTCAAATCAGCAAAATCAGTGAACGCTGTTGTACCAGATGTTGTTGGGTTGACGTTGGTCAACGCTGCTCCACCTGCAGTGTAGCCAGTACCAGACACTTCGTTTGTAGTTGAATAGTCTGTTGTACTTGCGCCTAAAGTTGCAGACGATGTGAACAAAGCAAGGTTGAACGTGTCTTGTCCATTACGAAAATCGTGCTGACCTTCAAGCAGTTGTTGCTTGAAACTCGTGCACATTGCTTGAGAAATTGCCATTACAGTCTCCTTATGGCTTCAGCTAGTTTGGGATGTCCAGCATCCATCAGTGCATTATATACGGTTGTGCGATCAGATCGAATCGCCTCACGCATATAAAATGCAATCAGTTTATGCGCTTGCGCCTTATACGCTCGCGCTTGATCCTTCAGCACCGGATCAGCAGTTTCAGAGATGCTGATCAAACGATCCACGCACCGCTGTGCTACTTCTTCTGGTGTAAATCCACGATGCTCCGTTGTATGTACTGTTACAAGCGGAGTTTCTGGAATATCAAATTTTAAAGCTGCTGTACTTATCATGTTGCCTGCCTTGTTACTAATCCATCACGGTATGCGTCACTCGTTTCACGCGCTTCACCCAAATTCTTCAATCGAGCGACCGCTTCCATGAACTGTGTATTGTAGTTCTGCAAAACATCTGGTTCACCTTTCATAAACGTGTACGCTGCAATCAATGAACCATATAACATCGCTTGTGGCGCGTTAACCGACAACCATGTTGTTCCGCCATCCGCCTGCGCGGTCAAACTTGCTGGACGATAATAGTAATGTAATTCAACAGCATAGTTATCATCAGGAATTGGTGCAATTAAGAAGTTCTGATAGTCAAACGGCGCGTAATAACGAGGCGTACCTGTGACAGATGTGTCTGGAGCATAGTCCTGCAGATAGTTAACATCCTTAAACTCAAGAAACGTCTTTGTTGTTCCGCTTGTGTAAGACAACGAAAAAGGTGCCAAAAAGTCAGACGGCATGTTTAGATATGGGTTTGATGCTGTCAGGTTCGCTGTTTGATTCCGACGAAAGAACGTCAAGCCAACATTCTTAAAAATGCGCTCTTCGCACGATTCGATAAACGTATCTAAATTACTGACAAATGTCGTTTCTGCGTTTTCACAGTAATCTTGAATCGCCTGTTTTAATTCAGCCTTGGTATAGCTCATGAAATCACCACTGTTACGTCACCAACCTGCCCGATACCACGAGGACCAGCAACAGGCAGACCGACTTGGTCTGTATAAATGTAAACCGTTAATTCCTCTGAATCGTCCGGGCGAGGATTACGAAGCGCCTGGGGGTCTGCTGATACATTAGGAACCTCTAGCTGTGGGTGCTTTGGCTCATATTCATCCGGACCAACAAGCAATCCATTCCATTCCTTACGCATTTCACGCAGGCGATAGCGAAACCCAGACCGATCTGAGATCCCCCATGCTTTTGTTCCTGCCGCGTATCTCGCCATGTTAGAACCTGATGTACTGAATATCTGGTTGTAGCTTTAAAGATACACGATCTTCGTCTTCGTCTGCGGCACGTTGGAACTCTTCTTCGTATACCGCTTTTAACAACTGCACTCGTTCTGGTGCCTTTTTCATCGACAAATAATATGCCAACCCAGCAACCATGCAAGGCAAGAAGCGATATGGCACATCTGTTGTGTTCTGTGACGTATCTGCATCCTCGATCCGCGTAATGTAGTAATACACCAATTCATCTGTGCTGTTTTCTGGCGTTGGCCACAACGTAATTTCAGGACTTCTTTGGCGATTAAAATAAAATTGTGAAGGTCTGCCAGTCGAGGTCTTGCTCGGGACGTTGAGGTATTCTCCCCGACTGATCCGATCCACTTCGTAGTCCGTACCACTTCGCCGGATAGCCACTTCTAAAATATCGTTCATGGGGGAAACTAGGCCATTCGCCGAACTGTAAGTCGCCGTACCAGAGGTCAGAGTCAAAGTCGCTTGTTTTACCGTCCATAGATTGATCCCACGATTCGCCCATTCGGAGAACATGATATTGACTGATCGACGAGCAGTTTTAGCGTCGTAGCCTG